ATATAATAAAAATGATGCACCTATTGGTACAGAGCATACAGTTCTTGAAAGAGAATATCGTAACCTCTGGAGATTTATTAAAGGTGCTAATGATCTTACCAACATGAAGCGAGAGCAATTATTCTTTCAACTTCTTGAAGGTCTTCATGAATCAGAAGCAGAAGTTATCTGCTTAGTGAAAGATGGAAACCTGCAAGATAAATTTAGAATTACTCACGCTGTAGTAAAAGAAGCATTTCCAGAAATTAAATGGAATGCATAACAGAAGTAGAAAATTCATCAATGACCTTTGCCCTGACAGATTCAGATAAAAAACAGTTGCGTTCTAATTATGACGTGATGGTTTTTTCTCATGACTGTAAACCTGAGACCATTGATAAGAAAAAGTTTCCAAGCAATGCTGTTCTTGTAACATATGAAATTAATGGTGTTGTTAAACATGACCATGTTGTTGGACCAAAAAATGTAAAAGTTTTTGATGCTTATTATGATCTTCTCAAAACAGTAGGAGGTAAGATATTGACGATGGAAACTATGTATGGTATGATAAATCCAAAACTGTGGAACGATCCCACAACAAAAAAATCACCAACCAAGAAAAAGAAATGACTCGGACTTATTCGTACAGCGAAGAGGAATTACAATTACGCTCTGCTGTATACACCATTCTTCTCAATAAGTTTGGTGGTTTGAGAAAAGAAAATGGAGAACCAAAACATAGCATGAGAAGCATTCAAGAATGTTGTCATGATTGGGTGTCTCAAGGTCATGTCAGTTCATCTGGCATTGTGAAATACTATCAAGCGTATTATGCAAGTTAAAGTTATCAACGTTACTCCTGATGCTGAAAAACATATGGGGTACGTAGCACGTGTCAGCAACCCCAAGAACCAAGAGAATCCGAAGGTTGCAGGTCTTTTATCCTATTGTATCAAACATCAGCATTGGAGCGTCTTTGAGCAGGCATTCATGACACTTGAGATTGAAACTACTAGAGGACTAGCAGCACAAATTCTAAGACATCGTAGTTTTACATTCCAAGAATTTTCTCAACGGTATGCTGATAGTTCTATGTTGGGAAATAAAATTCCTATGTTTGAGTTACGTCGTCAGGATACGGAGAATCGTCAGAATTCTATTGATGATGTTGATCCTTTCTTAAAACAAGAACTTGAGATTGCCATTGAAAAGTATTTCAATGAAGGCATGGACATCTACAGACACATGCTTGACATGGGTATTGCAAAAGAGTGTGCAAGATTTGTTCTTCCTCTCGCTACACCTACAAGATTGTATATGACAGGTTCAGTTCGTTCTTGGATTCATTACATAGAACTACGATCTGCTCATGGCACACAGAAGGAACATATGGATATTGCAAATGAATGTAAGTGTTTGTTTGCAGGAGAATTTCCAATAGTTGCTGAAGCATTAGGATGGACTCATCACAAGGAGGACAAAGATGCCTAGTTACGATTTTAGAAATAAAGAAACTGGTGAAATAATTGAAGTCAGTATGAGTTTTACAAAACTTAATAAATACAAAGAGGATAACCCTCATTTAGAACAGTACCACTCCAGTTTTCCTGGTTTGGTTGCTGATGCTCATATTAGAGACAAGAGACCTGATGGTTTCAAAGATGTCTTAAAGAGTATTGCGAAAGCAAATCCTGGTTCAACAATTGACACTAACTTTACAAGTAACACTTAAATGCCAAGAAAAAGAAAGGACGCTCAGTTCGATTTTGTTAACAGCACTCCTAAGCAAATGAGACGTAAGAAACCAATTAATTATGATCACTTAAAAGAGATCAAATCATTAACTGAAAATCAAAAAGTTGCATTTGATGCATACGAAAAAGGTCAGAATCTTTTTCTATATGGTTGTGCAGGAACAGGTAAAACATTTATTGCAATGTACCTAGCATTGAAAGAAATTCTTTCAGGCACTACTTCTTATGATAAACTGTACATGGTACGTTCTTTAGTTCCTACAAGAGAGATTGGATTCTTGCCAGGTGATCATGATGACAAGTCAAACTTGTATCAGATTCCATACAAGAACATGGTTGAACACATGTTTAAGATGCCAGATGATCCAGCATATAATATGTTGTATGATAATCTAAAGGCACAAGAAACTATTTCTTTTTGGAGCACATCTTTTCTTCGTGGTACAACACTTAATAATGCTATCATCATAGTTGATGAGTGTCAGAACTTAAACTTTCATGAATTAGATTCAATCATTACTCGTGTTGGTACAGATTGTAAGATAATTTTTGCTGGTGATGTTATGCAAACAGACCTTGTTAAAACCAATGAGCGTAATGGTATTCTTGACTTCATGAAAATCCTTGAGGTTATGGAAGAGTTTACAAGCATTGAATTTGGCACTGAAGACATTGTAAGAAGTGGTCTTATTCGTTCTTACATTCTAAGTAAAATGCATATGGGGTTTGGTTAATGTTCAATCATGTTATTATGGAGATGTCTCTTGAAGACATCTGTGCAAGAAATGTAGGAGGTAAAAGAGTATATGAGGTAGGGGATCAAAGGTATCCATCTATCTCTACTATATGTTCTTTTAGAAATAGGAAATCTATTGCTGAGTGGAGAGCAAGAGTTGGTGCTGAAGAAGCAAACAAGATTTCTAAACGTGCTACTACTGCAGGTACTACAGTTCATAGTATGATTGAGGACTACCTTAATAATGAACTAGACATTGGCAAGTATGCTGATAAACATCTTGCTAAGATACTTTTTACGCAAGCAAAACAAATGCTTGCAAGGATAAACAATATCCATTTTCAAGAAGCACCTTTGTACAGTCATGAGTTTGCAATAGCAGGTAGAGTTGACTGTATAGCAGAGTTTGATGGTAAATTATCAATCATTGACTTCAAGACATCCTCTAAAGAAAAGAAAGAGGAATGGGTTGAAGGATACTTTGTTCAAGAGACAGGATATGCTAAGATGTATGAAGAGAGATCTGGTATTAAGGTCGAACAGATCGTCACTCTAATTACATGTCAAACTGGGGACACACAGGTCTTTATAAAGAACCCTGATGATTATGTACCTCTACTAAAAGATTACATTGCAGAGTACAACGATGCCCATTAAAACTAAATCAAAAATTAAAAAAAATATTGATCAACTAATTGATGATAATTTTATGGATAAGAATAAGTTTTCAATGACTATTGAGAACATTGTGAAAGACAGCAATCAAACTCTTAACTACATTGATGCTATTGTAGATTTTTGTGAGTCAAAAGACCTTGAAGTTGAGTCAGTTGTCAAGTTAATCGCACCATCATTGAAACAAAAGATTAAGGCAGAAGCAACTCGTCTTAACTACATTAAAAAAACAACCAGAGGTGTACTCCCTATTTGATATGTCTGCTTTTGAAGTTTATCGTACTTATGTTGCAATTAAAACTCATTTTACAACAGATAGATATGATTATTTTCGTTATGGAAACAACTTAAACAGGGTTACACAAGAATCTTTTAACAAACGAAACGACATCTATTTCTTTGAACGTTTAGGAACGTTATACAATGAGAAAGATGTCGTTGAATTTTTTGTCTCTAATTTTATTGTCAACTCTAATTTTTATATTAAAAATATGGATGCAGAGAACCTGACAGAATGGAAAAGGAGACAGCAAAGTATTTCTTATTTGTTTAAGACAGATTTAGAAAACTTAACAAATGAGTGTGGCACATTAAACATTGCTTTACAATGTCAAAAAGGATCTCATTCTAAAGCATTGAAAATGTTTCTTGGAGGTTTTATTATGTTAGAAACTTTAGTTATGTTAAATAGATTGACTAGGTTTGCTAATAGATACGACACCATCATTGGTGATGATGTAATCTGGAAACGTATGTCAAAAACAATAAAAAAATATGATCCTTTTGTTACTTTTGATACAACAAAAGCAAAAAAATTAGTAGAAGAAATTTTATGAGCGACTCAAACTTATTCTCTTCCGAAATTGTACGTAATGAAACAGACAGGATGCATAAACTGTATCTATCTGTAGCAAATAGAATGTATAGTTTTGAATCTATGTCAAAAGAAGAAAAAGAAAAGATGTTTTCTGATATGGAATTGCTTATAGAGAAACAAAAGATTCTATATACTAGAGTTATGCTCTCAGAAGATGATGACAGTCAAATGGTGAAGAAGAATTTCCGTGCTGCTGCAAAGCAAATGGGTATTCCTGCAAACCAAATGGGTCCTGAGATCTTTGATCTCGCTCAAAAGGCAGTCGATTCATTGAGAGAAACTTTTGATAAAGAAGAGGGTTGACAAGATCTTTTTCTTATGCTATGCTAATATGGTATAATACTAACAATACAACTAATACGGAGAATACAAATGTCTTTTAAATCCCTAAAGTCCCAAGGTTCATTACTCAGTAAACTCAATGCAGAACTGAATAAAACTGAGGGTAAGTCGGGTTATATCGATGAGCGTCTTTGGAAACCTACTATGGGCAAAGATGGAGTCGGTAGTGCTGTCATTCGCTTCCTTCCTTGTGCAGAAGGCAATGAAATGCCTTGGGCAAAGGTATGGTCACATGCTTTTCAAGGTCCTGGTGGTTGGTACATAGAGAACTCTCTCACCACACTTGGTCAGCAAGATCCTATTTCAGAATTGAATCGTCAACTATGGAATAGTGGTATTGACAGCGATAAAGAAGTTGCTCGTAAACAGAAACGTAAACTGTCTTACTACAGCAATGTTTATATTATTAAAGATCCTGCCAATCCTCAATTTGAGGGTAGAGTAATGCTCTACAAATATGGTAAGAAGATCCATGATAAAATCATTGAGCAAATGCAACCTGAGTTTGATGATCAGGAAGCAATTGATCCATTTGATTTTTGGAAAGGTGCTGATTTTAACTTACGTTTAAAGAAGGTTGCAGGTTATTGGAACTATGATTCCTCTGCCTTTGCTCGTCCTTCTACTCTAGGTGGGTTTAATGATGAAAAACTCGAAAGCATTTACGATCAAATGCATGACTTGAATGAGTTCACTAACTCAAAGAACTTCAAGACCTACGCCGAACTTCAAACACGTCTTAATGCTGTGTTGAATACTCGTCCTGTAGCACCTGAAGTTCGTGATGAAGAAATGGAATACGATGACCCAACCCCTGCTACTGCAGCGGTGAAGGAAACTGCTCCTACCTCATCTGAGGATACTTATTCATACTTTGATACTCTTGCTAACGAGAACTTCTAATTTATCTTGGGGGAAAAACTTTCCCCCAGTTTCCCAAAACGAAAATTGCCTTTTCATTTGAAAAAAGTCGGGAAAAAAAATCCGCCAAAAATTTGCCCAAAAGGGTCGATGGTAATTTTCTATACAATTTAAAGATTATGCACTATAAACCTTATTCCCCTGAATGGCATAGATACAGGTATCTAAAGGAAGCAGTCGATAAATACCTAGACGATGGTATTGATCCGACATGTATTATGGGAGATATCCGTGATGTCCTCCATACACGTTCAGAAGCAGCACATGCTGAATTTACTAGAATCAATAAACTAGAAAACTACCTATCAGAATAATAAAATGCTTTCTACCAAGTATCGTCTCAAAATGGACGCTATCTGCAAAAAAATTGCAAATAAGGAAAAAGTAGATTTACAAGAAATGATTTGGGCAGAAAAACTTGCTAAATCCCATACAACCGCTAAAACTTGGTTACAACAAGCACGTCGTCAAGCATCACAAAACATCAAAGATGGAAGTACCGAAGATTTTTTGAATAGGATGGGTTTAGGTGATCCTGATCCATCCAAACATAAAAAAAGATTTAATGGTGCAGACGACATTAATGATTGGTTTAATCGTGACAAACCAGACGATTGGAGGCAACGTGACTGAATATGAACGACGAGCAGAAGACCCATGTTGGCAACACAAGCAAAAATGCATCGCAATGTTCACCCTCGATTCACACAACACTTCTTACCTATATCGAAGAGAAGATAACACATATTACTGGCAACATTGTAGAAAGGAAGCGGAGGACGACATCTTCGTAGATGCAAATAACATTCAATTAGAATTGCTTGGGGATCCAATCTTATCTAAAGAATTTATTTTAAAAGAAATCTATGAGTGGTGATAATTTACATGGAACACAACCATTAAAATTTTATTCTACGGAATTGACAGACACAAAACTATTATTAGTTAATACCATGAAACTGAAACCTACTGAAAATTACGAACAGTTACTTCAACGTTTTACAAAACGTACAATGCAACTCTCAGCAAGAAATGCAGAGTTGAAATCAGCATATGAAGAATATGTCAAAAATGAAAGTGATCTCAAACGTTTAGAGGGATCAGTGCAAGCAATTGAATATTGTGCTTTTGGTAAAATGCCTGGGGATGGCAACCATGATAAGTTTAAAGATCATAAACCACAATGAAATATCGCCTATATGATGACAAAGAAAG